TGCGGCAAAAGGTGGAGTCGTTGCAGCAAGAATTGTCAAAACTGCCGCAATACGAACCCGAGACAAAGCACTATTTTCACGGCGGTATGTACTGTCGTGAGGTGTTTCGTCATGCCGGAGTGCTGGTGGTTGGCGCAATTCACAAGAAAGAACACTTCTACATCATCGTGTCGGGAACCGTGGCGATCACGGACGGCGAGGGTAATGTGCAAGAGGTTACCGGGCCTTACTTGTTCCAAAGTAAACCGGGAACAAAGCGGGCAGTGTACGCAGTTACTGATGCAATCTGCATGACGTTCCACGCTATTGAGGCGACAACCGTCGAGGACGCCGAGGCCGAGTTGGTTGAGGTTGAACCCGATTCGATGTACAGTCTCGGTAATCAGGTCAAACACAAACAAATTGAGGTGTCATTATGACATTTTGGGTAGCTGGTGCCGTTGTCGGCAGTGCCGTTATTGGCGCAAATGCTTCCAGTAAGGCAGCAAAATCACAGGCGGCTGCGACTGGTCAGGCGGCTGATCTTGAGCGGGAAATGTTCGAGCGCAACATCGAGTTGAACGCTCCGTTTCGTGAAGCGGGTATCACTGCGCTCAATAAACTGGTCCCGCTGGCAACCGAGTACACCCCATTCGGCATGTCTCAGTTTCAAGCTGATCCCGGTTACTCTTTCCGCATGTCCGAAGGGATGAAGGGTTTGGAGCGATCTGCTGCTGCTCGTGGTGGTCTGTTGTCGGGCGGCACCCTCAAAGGTATCCAGCGGTACGGTCAAGACATGGCGTCACAGGAATACCAAAACGCATTCAACCGCTACCAGACCGAGCGTAACGCCCGTCTGAACCCATTGCAGTCGCTGGCCGGTGTCGGTCAGACGACATCGCAGCAACTGGGTGCGGCCGGTACGCAGATGGCTGGCAACGTGGGTAACTTGATGACCAGCGGTGCAGCAGCCCGGGCATCGGGTTATGTGGGCGGTGCCAACGCGCTGACAGGTGCTCTGAACACCGGCCTGAACTACTATCAGGGTCAACAATATCTGAACGCACTTCGCCCTCCAACACCAACTGTTGGGTATTCAGGTCAAGGCCCTATTGGCTACGCCCCATAAGGACTGATCATGGCAATCAACCCAAACATCGCACTGGCCGTTAGAGGCATCGAACTGCAAGACCCGCTGGCTCAGTACGGTAAAGTCGCTGCAATTCAAAACGCGCAGAACCAGAACCAACTGGCTCAGTTGCAGATGCAACAAGCCCAACGCGAACAAGAATCGACCAACGCACTGAACCGCGCCTACGCCGAAGCGTACAACACGCAGACCGGTGAAATTGATGTCAACAAACTGCGTAGTTCACTCTCGACAGGTGGCTTTGGCTCCAAGTTGCCTGCTGTGGAAAAAGGTCTGAGCGAATTGCAGACTGCCAGAACAGCGCAGCAAAAAGGGCAAGTGGAATTGCTGGATTCCAAGCTGAAGCAGTCGCGCAGCTTTCTCGACACGCTGGACCCCGCATCGCCCGGTGCTGCCGAGGCGTACATGCAGTGGCACCGTGCCAACCATGCTGACCCCGTGATCGGCAAAGCACTGGAAGCCCGTGGCATCACGGTGGACCAGTCGATGCAGCGCATCCAGCAATTGATGCAGACACCCGGTGGCCTTGCCCGACTGATCAACGAGTCGAAGCTGGGCACCGAGGAGTTCATGAAACAGAACAAGCCGACAACTCAGGTCATTGACCAGAGTGGTCAGCGTCAGGTCATCCAGATTCCGGGCCTCGGTGGTACACCAACAACCGTGGGCACCTACGCCGATGTGCCGCTGCCCGCTGCTGTCGAGGCGCAGAAGTCGCGCATCGGCAAGGCCAGCGCATCGCAGCAAGTTGTCAACGTCAGCACCGAGAAGAAGTACGGTGAGCGGTTTGGCGGTCTGATCGCCGATCAAGACGCTGCCAAGCTGGCTGCGGCTGAAGCAGCACCTCAAGCCGCAGCAACTGCCGACCGAGTGATGGATCTGATCGGAACCGGCAAAGTGATCACCGGCACGGGTGCTAACGTCCGCTTGCAAATCGCCAAGGCATTGAACTTGGCCGGTGGCACCGACTCCGACAAGATTCGCAACACCGAAGTGTTGGTCTCCTCGCTGGCCGAGACAACACTGGGTGCGATCAAATCATCGAACCTTGGCGCTGGTCAGGGCTTCACCAACGCCGACCGAGACTTCTTGGAAAAGGCCAAGGCTGGTCAGCTTACCTACGACTCGAAGTCGCTCACCGAACTGGCTCGTCTGTCCCGCCTTGCTGCCGAAAAGAGCGCAGAGTCGTGGAACAAGCGGGTCACTCAGATTCCTGCAAGTGCTCTTGAGGGTACGGGTATCTCCACCCAGCCGGTGGTTGTGCCGCCGCGCAAAACCTCGTCCGTCATGACAATCCCAAGCGGTGCAATTCAAGCGCTGCAAGCGGGTCAAGGCACCCCCGAGCAATTCGATGCCATCTTTGGCGCTGGGTCGGCAGCAAGAGTACTCAAGGGGAAGTAAATGGCAGAGAACCCGTTTGCACAATTTGCCGCGCAGCCCGCGCAATCGGACAACCCGTTTGCCCAGTTCGCCCCCGCAGCATCTTCTGGCGGCATCCCCGGCCCACGCCGCAGTTACTCGATGACCGAGGTGCCCGTGGAGGCCGTCAAGAACCTGCCCGAGAGCGCAGGCAAGTTTGTCGGCGGTGTCGTGCAGGCCATCACCAGCCCGCTCCAAACCCTCACCGGCATCCTCGATGCTGGTGCTGGTGCGCTGCGCAACTCGCTGCCGCAAGGCGTGGTCAATTTTGTCGAGCAGTTCGACACCGACCCCCAAGCCACGCAGCGGGCTGTCCAGACGGCCAACGCCATCGGCGGCATGTACAAGGACCGCTACGGCAGCTACGAGGGTATCAAGCGCACGTTTGCCGAAGACCCAGTGGGCGCTGCTGCTGACCTGTCCACCCTGCTGACTGGGGGCGGCGCTGCCGCGACCAAGCTGGGTGCCACGCAGACCGGCGCTGCACTGTCGCGCACTGGTGCCGCCATCAACCCGATGCGCCCCATCGCACCCATCATCGAGCAGCCCATCAAGCTGGCCGCAAAGGGTGTGGGTGCCGTCTACAACGCCCTCGATCCAAAGTCGGCAGCGTACCTGACAGCCGCTGAAGGTCGTGGTCCTGAGATCGTCAACGCCCTGCGTGGTCAAACTGAGATCGTGCCCGGAAGCCGCCCAACTGCCGCGCAAGCCGCCGCACCCGTGGGAGCCACCCGGTTCTCGGCAATGGGTGACTCTGCTGCCCGCACCACCCCGACCCCGTTCTATGAGCGGGCCGAGGCTCAGAAGGCTGCGCAGCTTGCCGCTGTACAGCAGGTCGGCAAGACACCCGCAGAACTCAAAGCCGCCGAGGCGGCACGTAAGGCAACGGCCAAAGAGTTGTACGGTATCTCCGACAACGCGATGGTGGTGGCCGATGACACGTTCTCGTCGCTGCTCAGTCGCCCCTCGATGGACAAGGTGTTGGCCCGCGCCAGCGACTTGGCCGCTGAAAAGGGTCAGCCGTTCCAGATCGGTCAGAACCGACCCCCACAAGTCGTGCCGTCCAGCATCGTCGATGAAGCTGGTCGTCCGATGGGTCAGACAGTGATCCCGGGCGAAGTGGCTAAGTACCCGGGCAGCAGCCTTCACGCGATGAAGATGGCGTTTGACGACTTGATCAAAGACCCAGCCACATTCGGCATCGGCTCGGCTGAAGCAAAAGCAATTGGCAGAACCCGCGCTCAGTTCCTTGAGTGGGCCGAAAGCAAAGCCCCGTCATACAAGACTGCCCGGGAAACATTTGCCGCTCAGAGCAAGCCGATCAACCAGATGGAAGTCGGCCAGTTCCTTGAGGGCAAACTCAAGCCTGCGCTGGGTGAGGAAACCGCCCGCCTGCGGGCCGCAGGGTACGCTGGTGCGTTGGAAAACGCTCCGGGCACCATCAAGCGGGCCACAGGCGAATCGCGGTTTGACAGCCTGTCTCAAGTGCTGACCCCCGAGCAATTGAAGATCGTCGATGACGTCCGCGCCGATCTGGCCCGTGCTCGTCAAGCCGAGACTCAAGCCGCTGCCGCCCGGGGCGCTGGTCCTGACGTGACCCTGATGGGCACCGAAGTCATGGGCAGCGTCCGCGCTCCCAACTTCATCAACAACGTCACCACGGTCGCCAACGATCTGCTGCGCCGGATGCAAGGCAAGCTGGATCAAAAGCTGGCAATCGAGTTGGCCGCTGAGATGTTGGACCCTGCTGCCGCTGCTGTTGCGCTTGAGAAGGCAATGGCCCGTCAAGCCAAGGGTCAGAAGTTGGCCGACCCGTTTGTCAAAACCGGCAAAGCCGCATCCAAGGTGTTGCGCACCCCTGCTGCAATCAACATGCTGGCCCCGGCCAGTGAAGTTCAAAACTCGCTTGTAATGGAGTAACCAGAGATGGCGTTCGATGAGACAAACTTTGACCCAGTCAAATACGGTGTCCTGTGGGAACGTGTGCAAATGATGGACAAGAAGATGGACAAGATGGAAGCCCAGATTGACCAGCTTCTTGAACTTGCCAACAAGTCCAAAGGTGGGTTCTGGATGGGTATGACCATTGCATCAACCCTTGGTGGTGTCATCGGCTGGGTCACAAGCCACTGGAAAGCCTGACATGGACTGGGCCGATTACCCGAACTTCAGCAAAGCAGAATTCGACTGCAAGCACACGGGTAAGAACGAGATGCAGCCCGAGTTCATGGCACTGCTGCAAAAGCTGCGTTCGATGTACGGCAAGCCCATGACCGTCACCAGCGGTTATCGGCACTGGACGCACCCGGTAGAGGCCAAGAAGGGTCACACGACTGGTGAGCACACTCGGGGCACCTGCGCTGACATCGCCTGCACATCGGGTTCTGACCGCTACCAGATCATCCGGCTGGCCTTGCAGCTTGGCTTTCCCCGCATCGGCATCGCCAAGAACTTCATCCACCTTGGTCTCGGTGGCGCTGGCCTGCCATCACCAACCATTTGGGATTACTCGTAATGGACCCACTAACCATACTTGCAGCCCTTGGCCCGCTGGCCGTTGACTTAGGGAAATCCCTGATCGGCAGGTTTATCCAGACCGACACCTACAAGCCTGTCAACGTGGACGAGTACGTCAAGATGCGCGAACTCGATCTGAACATGTTCAAGGCGATGAACGATGCAGGAGGCACCAACCCCTCATACCCGTGGGTTGAGGCTGCTGTGCGCTTGATGCGCCCTGCTGTCGGGGTCATTGTGCTGGGCACTTGGGCTTACCTCAAGATCAACAGCATCGACAGTGAGTCCGTGGACAACTTTGCCGGTGCCGTTGGGTTCTACCTGTTCGGTGACCGCACCCTGTTCTACGCCCGCAAGACCAAGTAAGCCAGCATCGGCCACACGATCAGTGCGATCACGGCCATCAGCAACCAGTACGCCAGCCGCTTGAGTTGGTGCCGCCAGATGCTTGGCGGCAGCGGATCAGCGGATTTCATACGCTGCCCAATTCTCGCCACCCGCATCGGACAATCCTTGCCTTGGTTGCAGTTGCCGTTGCAGCACGTTGTCATATCGAATCCTTTCCTCGGTTGTGAATCGGTGCAGGTTGGCACACTCGTATCGGCGCGTCACCACGCCGTCTGTCTTGCGTGTCCGGGTCTCTTTGACCGAAGTCCACGCGCCACACACAGGGCAGGTGATGCTCAAAGTGATCTCCTAAGTTCCCTGATCTTGTCACGGGTCATCGCCATGTTGAACACACTGTTCATACGGAACGTCCTGTTGCGCTTCAACTCACTCCTTCGCCTGTTGGCAGCTACATCAGGCTTGGGCTTTGGCTTGTCGGGCTTGTCACCGATCATGAAGACCGCACGAGGGTAGCGCCGAGCGTCATCATGGCCGTAGGTCCAGTCGGCCACGTAGATGCGCTTGATGCCAGCCTTGGTGCGCTTGTTCATCTTGCTCAGTGCTGCATGGGCGTCATACCTGCCGATGTCGGCGAAGTCTGCAAACTCTTGCGCGGTGATCTTGCCGAACTCATGCAGCGCCTCCCATGCCTTGGCTATCAGTGTGCCGCTGTTCAATGGGGTCACTTAATGATCCTCATGAACGCGCCACACCGGACGCACTTGTAAAGTGGTTGACCTTGGACGGGTTCCCAGCGGTGTTGGCACTCGGTCATGTGTTGCTCCTTGCTCGGATGGCGGTGGCAGTACTTCGCAGAATGTCCCGCGTAAACGAATCGGACTCTTCACCAATTTCTTCACACAGCTTTGCACACACCTCACGCTCGTCAGCACGGACAAGCTCGGCAAAGCGTTCAACAACTAGTGCATACGGCTCTTCGGTCAAGTCGTTGACGTACAGGTGTAACCCAGCCTCACGCGCCATCTCGATGGTGGTTTTCATGCGTCCACCTCAGTCGCTTTGTGCAGATAGGCCGTCAGGCGCTTGATCTGCGCCTCGCGGTACTTGCACATGCTGTCGGCATATTCACGGGCTGACTGGGTTTCGAGGAGGCTGCGCTTGGCCTCCTCCAGTTCACGCAGTGCCAGCGACTCGGCACTCGGTGTGGCGTAGGCGTTTCGCACCCAGTTGTACAGTTCACGGATCATTACAGTTACTCCAGTTGTTGATGTGACACAAGTGTATCACACATTTTTAGATATGCGGTATTGTTTTACAGCGTTACGTAATCCGGCCTGCGTAGTGGCCTTCTCATCGAGTGCAAGTGCCTGCGCTTGATCCAGTGTGTCTTGCATCAGGATGCGGTGGCACATGACCGGGGCACCTTGACCTTGGCGGCGCACACGGGCGTTAAACTGCTCGTACAGGTCCAGCGACCAGTTGAGGCCATACCACACGAGGATGTGGCCGTTCTTCTGCAAGCCGTCGATGCCGTGACCCATCGACGCTGGGTGGCCGATCATCAGTTGGCAGTCGCCCGTCTTCCATCGGTGCATGGCGTTAGTCAGTGACGACTCGCTCTTGCACTCCGTCAGGTTGATGGGCCGCAGGTCTTTGAACCGGGTCATGATGCGCTCGGCGTCACTGCGGTACGCATAGGCGCACAGGATGGGCGACCCTTGGGCCTCGTCGATGATGTCCTCCAGCGCGTCCAGCTTCATGTCGTGCACCGGCTCCCACAGCGGCATCCCGGCGATGGGGTACATGGCACCGTTGGAGAACTGCAGGCACTTGTTGGTGAGCGCAGCTTGGTTGAATGCCTCGATCTCTTTGCCGCTGTCAAGCACCATGAAGAACTCTTTCTCCAGCCTGTCGTACTTGGCCCGTAGCTCGTCAGGCATCTCGATCTCGATGTTATTGACAATCAGGTCAGGCAGCGGGTTGTAGTCCTCGGCTGACATCTCCAGCGTGATGTCCCCGATCAGTTTCTTGATCGTGTCCTCGGTGTCCTCGTAAGCCACCTCTTTGTAGGGTCCGACTTTCTTGTAGAACCGGGTGCGGAACGCTGTCTTGCTTGTGCCCAGACGCTCACCCTTGTCCACCACGAGAAACTGACCATGCAGGTCTTTGTACCCGTTGCTGACAGGGGTGCCGGTCAAGCCCGTAGTCCAGTCGAACTGGTCAGCGATCTTGCGAAACGCCTTGACCCGGTTCGTGGCGCTGTTTTTCATCTTGCTGATCTCGTCCCACACGATGCCGTTGAAGGGCATGGGGCGACCCTTCTTGACAAAGTAGGTCTGCAAGGTTTCAGCAAGCCAGCCAAGGTTCTCGTAGTTCACCATGTAGACATCAGCAGGGCGCAGCAGGGCGCGGGTGCGCTGGTCCTTTGTGCCTGCCACCATGCTGAACTTGAGGTGCTTGGTGTGCTCCCACTTCGCAGCTTCTTGACGCCACACCAGACGAATGACTCGGATGGGGGCCACGATGATCACACCGCGCAGGAATCCTGTATTTACGAGATGCACGATTGACGTGAGTGTTGTGATGGTCTTCCCCAATCCCATGTCTGCCCACATCATCGAATGTGGTCGGGTGCATTGAAAATTTACCATCTTTTTCTGATACCCGTGCATCAGTTCCGGTGTCAATAGTTTCATTACGTTACCTTGTTCAAGTGTGCAAATTCACCGAAGTGTTCTGTTGCTGCGGCGTTGTATGCAAGCGCCGCTTCTTCAATCGTGTTAAATCTGCCAAGGTGGCCGTTCAACTGCGCTCTCCACTTTCCTGTGGTTTTGCAAAACGTCACGCCTTTGTATTTATGCACTCGCGCCCTTGCGTTGCCAAGATTTTGCGAATGAGTGCATGGCCGCAGGTTTTCGATCCTGTTGTCAGATCTGTTGCGATTGATGTGGTCCAACTCGGGAACAAAATGACCGTGGTGATACATCCAAACAAGGTGATGCACTCGGTACATTTTTCCATCTACGACAGCAACCCGATAACCCTTGGGTTTCGTAGTGCCGATCTCCGTGAACAAGGGTGACCCTTTCACGGCTTTCTTGCGCAGCAGCTTGCCACTATCGTAAATGAAAAGCTCATGGAGTCGGACCTGTGTTGTCATGATATTTACCAGAGTTGTACTCTAACCATGATATACCAGTTCAGCATATGCCGTTCTCAATCAGGCCGCACATGGTGTCAATGCACTCTTTGCCTGCGCCCACGTTGTCAATCACGAACACATTGATCGCCTGCTGGCGCAGCCTGTGGTGCTCACGCTCTTGTGCAGGCGTGGCCTTCTGACCCTCACGCTTGAACTCGATGAAGAACACTCGACCGTTCAGGATGAACAGGCGGTCAGGCACAGCGGCCCGTGCGGGGCTGGTGAACTTGTAGACCATCATGCCCTTGGCCTTGGCGTAATCGCAGACCTTGGCCTCAATCTGTTTTTCCAGCATTGCGTGTCTCCAGTTCGATCAGCAACTCGATGTAGTGCTTGGCCTTCTCAAGATCAGCGATGCCGTTCTTCTTGCGCCAGCGGGAAACGTACTTGATCACGTTGCCTTCAAAGTAGCCAATCGCGTTGGCATGGATGTACTCAACAGGCTGGATCGGCAGGTCTTTGTAGTGGTTGCCCGCAACCTGTTTGTCCAGTGCGTCAAACGCTTCATCTTCTTCCATCGTCACTTCAAACTGAGACATAGTTTCTCCACTTCTTGAACGTAGTAGTCAAAATCCACTGGCAACTTGCCAGCATCCTTGATGTCGTTGCAAGGCTGTACACCCCAGCCTGACTCGACGCCAATCTTTCGCCACTCACCGGGCTTCTTTGCCAGCGGTGGCATCCACTTGAACAGGCGACCACCACCCTTGGCGATGTAGTAGCGCGTGGTGTTTTGCAATGCTATGGTCACGCCGTCACGCTCAATACCCAAGTGACTCGACCGGGGCACTTTGGTGCGCAGCATGAAGTCCATGATGTCGGGCCACTGCTCGACTGTCTCGCGGATGGGCGCACCCTCGACCAGCACCTTCTCGGCCACCTTGGCAATCACAAGACCACCAGCGTTCTGATGCCAGCCCATGTTGTACTCGTATGCGCCTTTGCGCTTGGTGCTGCCGTTCTCAAACACGCCGATGTAGTTGTTGACATCGCGCACCATCATGGCCTTATACACAGCCTCCTCAAGATTCAACCCGGTGCGTGACTGCCATGCAGCGCGGGCCAGATCGACCAGCATCTTATGGCTGCGGGGCACACGCACAGTCAGGCCGTCAGTGTTCACTTGGATCAGGCGCAGTCCGGGGATGTGCATCAACCCCTCGGCCAGCAAGCACAGCAGCAGTTGGCCGTTGAGCGTGATGCTCATGGTGAACAGCGGGTCGTAGAAGACACTGAACTGGTTGTTGCTGTCGCCGTACACACCGTTGAGCGCCAGCTTCAGCATCGCGCTTTCTGCTGACTTCTTGGGGTACTGTTTTCGCTGCTCGAACAGGTGCTTGTAGATGCTTACGAAATCCTTGCCCAGATGTGCAGGGTGAAACCCATTCGTTATAGCCAGATTCGGATAGTAAGAAGTGACATCAAGATCAACAATGACATATTCACTGTCAGACTCGATGACTTCCGACTCCACTGAACCGTGAATGCCACCCAGACCAAACACAAAAGTAAATCCATTGACGACAGCGGTGAGGTCATTGAAGACTCCCTTGGTTTCAGTGATGGTCTGAGCCTTGAGCCAATTCATCACTCGATTGAATTCAGGGTGCTCAAAATTGATCCACGGTAGGATGGCGTCCTTGAGTGCGATCACTGGGCGCTTGGTCTGCCGAGGTGTGCGGCCTTTGGGGCCGAAGTCGTAACAAGCGACACCGGCTTCTTCCAGCTTCATGACGAAGTAGTCTTTGCCGATCTTGGTGTCGTTGTGGTTCATGAAGTCACGCTGATACTTGTGCGTCAGTTCTTCACGAAAGTGAATCATGTCAAGCGTGTGATGATAGAACGCTTTGGTCTGCGCCACATCGTGCTTGTTGTAGGACTTGAGCACTTCGATCTGCTCACGGTTTAGGACCGTGCCCACGGGGAACGGCAGGTCTTCAATGCTGTCGCTGCGCATGTTGAACTCCAGCACCTTGAGGCTGGTGGATCGGGCGCGGTTGTCGAAGTGGTGGATTTTGAACAGGTCGATCTGGGTCACGAACTGGTCTGACGGTTTGACCATGTGCACCCACCTGCTGCCGTCTTCATCTTGCGAGTTGATGATCGCCATTGCCTTTTGGTACAGCGTGTTGGCATCGCTGTGACCCATGCGGATCAGGGTGTGCACCACGGGGTAATCGAACCCCAAGTTGTTAAAGCCGACCATGCGTGAGTCGGTGTCCTTGAGGAACTGGAGGAACTCAACGATCTGACGACTGTCGTTGCGTAGGTCACTGATCTCGAACATCCAGTGCAGAGGTGCTTCTGCGTGTTCCACTGCCAGCGTGAACACGTTGGGATAGGTTTCGATATCGAATACATAGTCGTTACTCATTTTTTACTCCGCAGCCAAGATGGCAAACGCTGTTGCGACTTGGAGGGGGACTTGACCGTTTCCAATTGCTTTGAGGCGGTGTGGTTGATGGGCCAACCCATTAGCCACTCGACCCACTGAGGGTTCAGTTTCCCACCAGCTTTGGCTGAAAGAGTGGGAGTGTTCCTTGTGTGTTCTGCCGGATACCCGCCCTCTCGGGAATTGTGCGCCGTAGGAGTGGGCCAAAGCAAACCATCTATCACGGTGATGCGGTGCCCCGACATCGGATGCTCGTATGCACAACCATCGACAGTCATACCCCATGAGGGCCAAGTCTTTGACAACTTGTTCAAGACCGTTTGACTTAATTGCGGCGACATTTTCCAAGAAGATGTAGCTGGGTCTAACGATGCCAGCAATTCGCAAGACTTCTCGGTAAAGCCCAGAGCGTGTTCCTTCCCCAACACCTGCTTGTTTTCCAGCAGTGCTAATGTCTTGGCAAGGGAATCCCGCATGAATGCAACCCACTCGTCCGGTGTATTCGGATGGGTCGAAGTCTCGGACATCACCTTCCCAGACAACCAACTCGGGAAACCATCCTTCAGCGGCTCGTTCTCTGAGGACTCGACAAGGGTATGGTTCCCATTCGACTGCAACCACTGGGGTATGTCCAAGGATGAGGTCGGCAAGGAGTCCACCACCGGCTCCTGCAAAAAGGTGCATTGTTCGCATGTCATTACCATTACGGTTACCGGGTGAGGTGGGGGTACTCGCACTCTAGCCGGATGCTGCTTTCCCCCCGATTCAATTACTGGCCGAAGAACGAAGGCAGGCCCGTGGGTGCGCCAAACGGTGCGGCAGGCATGGCAGCAGCAGGAGCCACAGCACCAAAGCCAGCAGGAGCACCGGCCACAGCACCAAACAGGTTCGATGCGTCAACAGCACCCTCACCAAAGGGCGTGTCATCAGCGGCGAACTGGACAGCAATCAAGTCGCAGCGGATGCCACGGCCATGCTTGTTGTCTTGAGGCCA